ATGTATGGCGGTAGCTGAAGTTTAAGTGTCATGTGTGAAAGTGGGGAAAAAATGGGTTGGTTAAAAAATTGGGAAAAGTTGGAACTGATTACATGATTTTTTCACTTTGGAAAATTTGTTGAGTCCGTTTTTTAGTTTTGAAGTTTAGGAATTTTTTTAGAGGTTAATATTTTATAAAAAAGGAAAAATGAAAAGTTCAGGGAATTAGGGTGTGAATAAAAATAAATAAATAATTATTTACCGGAAAGGAATTTTGGCGTTTTGAAAATGGATTTTTGTTTGCAGAGTTTTGTTAAAAATGTTTTTGTAAAATTAGAAAAATTTTTGGAGAATTGTGTTTTGAAAAAGTTGAAAATGAAACGTCTAAAGTTCGGGCATAATTAATTAATTAAAAAATATTATGTGTACGCGGCGAGGTATGTTTGGAGTATGTAAATTTCATTATCGTCTTTAGGTCCGCGTTCATTTATTATTATGCTGCGCCATTTATAATAATATTTTTTTATTAAGATATGTTTGTGGAGGCTGTATGAAAATTTGCAGAAATTAAGATACGTCATCCCACGTGGCGGTTTTAGATTGTTTCCCAATAATCCACAATCAGTAAGGCGATTTTCAACTGCTAACTTACCTATGCAAAGTGGAAATCTAGATAATTTATTGCCTAACAGAGGCAGTGATTCAAGCAAGGTTAATTTACTTATCGTTGATGGTAATGTTTTTAATCTGTTGGTACTTAAAATCAACTTTTCTAAATTGGTCAATCTTCCTATTTCTTTGGGTAATGTCGATAGTTTATTGCCAGATAAACCTAATTTTCTTAACTTTTGCAAATTGAACAGTGTCTTTGGTAATGTTCTTATTTCATTGCCACCAACGTACAATTGCGTTAAATTTGTTAAATTCCCTATTTCATCGGGTAATGTTGAAATATTATTGTCATGCAAAAACAATCCACATAGGTTAGTTAACTGCCCGATTTCAGGCGGAATCGATAACAATCCTGCATGAGTGATCGTCATACTTGTAAGATTTTTCATTAATGCGATTTCGGGTGGAATTTTGGAGACTTGTCTATCGCTAATTGACAAATATTGTTTGTCGATACGTAATTGTTGCCAATAACAAAATATAGATTCATACCAATTATGCAATGTTTTTTCTCTTGCTGCTTGCTCATCACTTATCACCCGCTCGTCCATTATTCATTAGTTTAAAATTCTTGGATTCAATTTTCCCTCAATGTTGCATAGAATAGTTGGGATAATATCCCAAGTAATATTATTATGCAAATATGCTATATTTCATTAATATTGACTAAATAAGTTAATTTTCTATAATATCAAACTTAATATATTAGAGCAAATTACAATATAGCATATAATACTATACCATATGTCTGACACTTTACAAAAACAGCAAAAAATATGCCCGTATATGTATTCAAGAGGTGGCAGAGCTGGACAAAAATGCGGATCATTTGTTATGCGAGAGGGGATTTATTGTGCTAAGCATAAACAATCAATGGATCGCCGTAATGATGCTATAAATAGACTTATTAATAAACAGCCCAAAAATGAAAAGTTGCAAGATATAATAACATGAAAATCATATACATAGATTGCATTAATTCTTCTTTTTATCCTCTGATTCAATTGCAACTTTTTCTGCAACTTTTTTGCAACTTTTTTCTTCATTCATAATTTTATTTTTACGAGGGGTTCTGTTTTTGGATCTCTTATTTTTTTTTATAAATTTAATGAAAAGTTGCAAAAAAGTTGCAGACCATATAAAATGCAAAATTATATATATTTTGCCTTAATCTAATACATACTTTCGAAAGTTGCGACCGGTTGCATGCAACCAAAAAATACAATACCCTTAAATTCAGTTATTTTTTGTTAAATATTCGCTATGTAATAATTATAAATCAAACCCGTGATTGATTGACTGATACCATCCGATAATTAACATTAATTATTTTAATTTTTTATTATAAATATATATCATAATATACTATAGCATAGTAAGATATACCATACACCAAACAGTAACATAATATGCAAAATATTCACAAAACCGAAATATTTCATATTGATCGAGCAAATTATATTGTCGAACATTATAATGAGTTTGAAGAACAAATAAAATTGTTTAAACACGATCAAGCGGTTGATTCCACTATTCAGCTTTTAAATTACATAAAACGTGCTGAAACTGTCGATGGTAAGATAGGAAAAGTTGCAGTGGATTACCATCAAACATATCCAAAAGGTGGTAGATTCTTTGCTGATAGAGCTTTATCAATGCAAGGACTTACACGGGTAATTAGACACACGATTGCTGATGGAATATACGTCGATATCGACATGAAAAATGCTCATCCGGTTATATTACAGCATTTGTATAAAGCAGCTAATAAGGATCATACATGTCCCCAATTGGACGATTATATAGCTAACCGCCAACAAAGAATGGATGAAATCAGAAATTCAAATGCACCTGATAAATATCGTAACGATCCGAAAAGATATTATCTAATTTTAACAAATTCGGGAGATGATGACTCTAATGGATATGAAGCTTCATATACGGACCATTCAAAACAATACAGACGTGAAATGAGGAAAAAAATACATAAATATTTTGCAGAATCAAAACCAAACGATTTTGCAGAATTTTCCAAATATAGAAATGAGAAACGAAAGAAGTTCAACAATATGCAAGGAGCATATATGAATATATTATTGTGTGATTTTGAAAATAAAATTTTGCAAGTACTGCTGAAGTTTTATGGAAACAGTGAAAACGCTGTTTTATGTCATGATGGTTTAATGATACCAAAAAGAGATGGTAATGGCAATGTACGTGCCATATATGATCTTTCCGGAGCAGAAAATGCAGTAAAATTAGCCTTGGGAATAACTATTACTTTGGAAATAAAAGATTTTTCTAATGGTATTAGGCAATTAATGGATGGTACCATAATTCCACCAGTACATTTTCCAGAATCATTCAAATATTACACCGATAATATTAAATTTACTGGAGAAGATAATGAAAATACGTTGCAATCAATGAATAACTGGGCAAATAATTGTATTTCATTTATTACAGCATCTACTCTAGAAGGTGGCAACGTCGAAATGTTAATCAGAAAGAACGTAGAACACACTCAATTGGCCGGATTTAAACAAGAATTAGAATATTATAGTATTGCGCCGGCAAAATGGGCTATATCATGCATTGATAGGGTGTGTAAAATTCTCAATCCAGAATTCAATCAGGCTTTTTATGAACAAAATGAAAAATATGCCAAATCCAATAAAGTATGGGAAGATACTAGAATGATTCGCTATTTATTTCATTCTAATCTTGGGGAATATATAAAATATTTACAAAAAAATGTAAAGGTTCCATTTTATACATCTATTGAATTTACTCCATATTTACATGAAAATAAAGCTTGTAACGGAGCATTTAATACATTTAGAGGTTTCCCCAACAATAAAAAAACTCCAAATCTTTTAACAAACATAGAAGAATCATACGTCTACAAAATGATAGAAAAGGATTTCTGCAATAGTGACCAAAATGAATTATTTCATTTATTCGATACATTAGCGGACAAAGTTCAGAATCCTGCTCATGCACGTAGAAATGGCCATCTATTCATTGGTCCGGAAGGAACAGGCAAAGGTGCGTTTGCTAAACTTCTTGCTAATGTATTTGGCCATCATAATGTGGCTATAATTGGAGATGTTGCACGATATTTCGAGAAATTTAACGCACTTACATCAAACAAAATAATAAAAATATTTGAAGAGAATGGCGAAGATGGAGCCGCTTATAAATTTAGTGAATTACTAAAGGCCCAAATGACGGAAGCTACTGAAAAAGTGGAACGTAAAAATAAAGAAGTAGGAGAAACCACAAATTGTGCTTGTTTAATAGCATATAGTAATCACTATGATAATATCATTAAATTGGATGGGGCTGCATCTAGATATACAATTCACCACGTATCTGGTGAACATTCTAATGATCTAGAATATTTTAAACAAATATGGGACGAAGTTAACGATCCAGAATATTGCGCGGCTTTCTTTCATTATCTAGCCAGCAGAAAATACGATATCAACAATGTCAATAGATGCTATAATAATAAAGCAAAACAAATGCATAAGCACGCACAACTAAAATCTGGATATAAGTTTATTATAGAAAAAATTCAAGAATGCTTTCGTTTTACTGACTTCAAAAATATTTCCAAAAACGACATGATGTTCCGTTTTCCAATATCCGAATTATCCCGTGAGTTTAAAGAATCAAATCATATTGCAAGGGAAGGAACTTTGGCGAAGCAACTTTCTCATATCGGCATACATACCGCAACATATCGCAATTATCGCGGAATGGTTGGAGGGGCCGCTAAATGTGTTGTATTATATCCTCCAGATGTGGAAAAATCTATAGGAGAATATTTAAAAGAAGCAGACTTTAAAATAGATTTTAGTGTTATTGAAGACATTGATTTGAAAAAGGAAAAAATTGATAATGATCCCGTAATCTCATTGAAGAAAGAGATAGAAGAAATAGAAAAACTGTTAACCATACGAAAATATCAACTAGAACTTCTTATTAATAAAAATAATCCAGAAAAGCGCGAAGTGTAACAGTTCCTGTTTTAATAAAAAAATTTATTAATTACGTCAAAGTAAAAATAAAAAATAATTATTTAATCATCCACCTGAATACAACACAATGTAATTCTGCAAAATACATGTTTCATGCTCGTTAATTGGTCCTCTCCGATTTATTATGATACTTCGCCATTTATAATAATATTTTTTCACTATTAGATGTATGTGGAGGCTGTATACGAATTTGCAGAAATCTATTTGTCCAAAGTTTCTGGGTATTTTTAAATTATTGTTCCTTAAATCAACGATTATAAGTTTATGTTCTATTGTTAATTTACAAATTTCTGGCGGAATTATTGACAAATTATTGTCATAAAGTTGTAATTCAGTGAGTGAGATTAAATTTCCTATTTCCGGTGGTAATGTTGACAAATTATTGCCATTGAGACTTAATGTTTTAAGCAATGTCAAATTCCCCATTATTGGTGGGATTATTGACAAATTATTGCCAGCGAGATATAATTCAGTAAGTGAGACCAATAGTCCAATTTCCGATGGGATTGTTGACAAATTATTGTCACCGAGTTCTAATGAATCAAGCAGTGTCAAATTTTCTATTTCACGTGGAATTATTGACAAGTTATTGTCATCGAGATCCAATACGTTAAGCGATGTTAAATTACATATTTCATATGGAATCGTTGACAAATTATTGTTACTGAGATATAATTCTGTGAGTGAAGTCAACAGTCCAATTTCTGGTGGGATTATTGACAAATTATTGCCATAAAGTTGTAATTCAGTAAGTGAAGTTAAATTTCCTATTTCTGGTGGTAATGTTAACAAATTATTGCTATTGAGACTTAATGTTTTAAGCGATGTTAAATTCCCTATTGTTGGTGGGATTTCTGATAATTTATGTGAGTCGAGATCCAAAGAGGTGAGTAAAGTTAATTCTTCATATGAATAGCGTTTTCTTTGCTGTTTCAGCCACTTTCTTAATGTTTGCATACTAGTGTATGATATAAGTTGCATACATTGTGTATACGGTATTCAATTTTCTCTATTCTGTGTCACGAAAAAATAAATAATTAATCATGCGTCCGCAAACTAATATGAAATGTTTAAGCAAATGCAAAGAGATTTACTTTTGGCATTTTTAACCCATATTTCGTAGCCGCATATCTAAACGCTTTCATATAGCTCCAAAATACCCATAACATTAATATTCCGTTAAATCCAATACTATCCAATGCGCCTTCTAATCCATAGCTTGCGGTTGTAACCAATGTGGTACCTACACCCCATAAGCTACCAATCTTAATATAATCGGATAAGGAATCTGCCGCATGTTGAAGTGTTTCCTGGTCTTTAGAGAAGTTTTTGACCGAAAATTTACTAGACATTTCTACACTTGCGATGGCAAATGATATAGAACTATATAATATGGAGTTGCCGAGTGCTTTTAAGTTAATTCCACCCTTCCGCCTGGCATGTGTTATCATAGCGATGAATATTAAAACAATGAAAACTAATACGATAAACATAACGTCTCCATAGTTATCATCTACGTCAACGTCCGTTGTATCCATTTCGCGTATATGAATCGCCGGATTAATCCGGCTAATCCAATTAATTTATTTTTAATTTACAAATAAGAGCAATATAGCATATTTTGTGTGCAGTGTAGCACACCCGCATAATGAAATTGAAAGTGTTTACATACGGGGATGATCCCCGAGAATGCTTTGATTTGTTAGTTAAGGAAGCAGACGAAAAATATGCTAAATTGAATGAATCTCAAACATATCCGGCCAGTGTATGTAAATTCGAGATAATTAAAAACGAACACAAACAATATTATATGAAATGCACGCTAACCAAAATCATCACGGAAGACGAAATGGGTGGCGATGGAGGATCGAATCCACACGGAACATACCTCATAATATCACATGCAAAAATTAAAGTGGTAAAAAATGCAAGTGGTGCTGATGGCGGAGTTTGGTATAATATGTCGTTTGTGATGAGATTTGCGTAATGGTATTCGCATAATTATTCATTGCAGCGAATAATGCGCGAGATAATATTGCAGAATGTAAATTTCATGATTGTCTTTTGCAAATCCCCTTCTGTCAATAATAATACTTCGCCATCTGTAATAATACTTTTTTGCCAAAATATGTATGTGAAGCAAATATATGAATTTGCAATAAGTTTGATTGACAAAATGACCCGGAACATAAAAATCATTACCAGCAACGGTTAATTGAATATCCTTGCGTGCTATAACCATCTTTCCTAATATAGGCGGCACCATTCTCATTCGGTTTCCATACAGGCTCAAATGGTAAAGTGATGTTAAATTTCCTATTTCATCAGGCACATTTTGCAATAAATTATAATCAAGGAACAGTTCTTTGAGATTCGTCAAACATCCAATTTCCGGGGGAAGATATGTCAGTTCATTGTTATCAAGTTGTAGTATAACGAGGTGTGTTAACAGACCTATTGCTGACGGCAAAGATGTTAATAAATTGTTATATAAATATAAATTAGTTAAATTCGTCATCAAACTAATCTCGGGTGGGATGAACGTTAATTTTTTTCCGTATAAAATCAAAACACTTTGCTCACTCAAATTGTCCGCATATTTTTTGGTTGATTTTCCGAATGAATTAAACCATTCTATTAGATTCTGCATCTGTTCTTGTGTGTTATTTGTATTAATCGCAAATTCATTTTTATTTTCCCCGCTTCGTGACTGCGCATGCATAATTGCTTCGCATGCATAAAACTCCAGTACGCTAGACATGTATCCGCGGAGCGTGGAGTTGAGCGCTTGTTGCGCTCAACGATCTATGGATACCTACCACGCGTAATAAAAACAAAAAACAATACTTAGCCGCGAAGCGACGGCGTTTGCGCGTAGCGAGCGCAGCGAGCAAGAGCGCGCAAACCCTAGCGAGCGCCATCTTCGCCTAGCTGCGCTAGGCGAAGATGAACGCGACCACTCCATGTTCCTTTACATAAGCAGCATCCGGATATATCTTTCCGTAAACGTTCTCCAGCCCATCTTCAATAGTCATTCCCGGCAAAACGTGTTCAATCCCCTCTTTCTCCAACATGGCTTTGAAATCAGCGTATTTATGTATTGCGCTCACACGCTTAACTAATGATTCCTTTTCTGTTTTCTTATCACCTTTCTTTGTTTTACCTTTCGAAGGAACACCACTATCCTCACATTCCTTATTCGCGCACTTAAACTTAATAAAATGTCCAGGCTTCATTGCAGCCCATTTGCCAATATTAACTCTACCTTCAGCCGTTTTGCTTCCTTTCTTAATATTATCGAAATGCTCCTTTCTTACATTCGCCTTCCATTCTACTTTAATAGGTGTGATTCCAATTCCGATAATAGGCTCATCCTCCTTCACTTTAAACTTAGTCTTGTATATATCTTCGGATTCTTTGGCAGTTTTAACACACGGAGTTACAGCGCTCACGCCTTCTTCCTTAATATAATCGGTTAAGTTTTTGTGTTCATGTATGAAGTTAATTTTGCACGTGATATCGACATCTTTTTCATGCAACACGAGAATATCTCCGGTCTTTAATTTACTAGTCTCGTCCGATTTTTTGCGTCCTTCTACAGTTTTCTTTCCTTCGATAATATCGTATGATAATTTGCAGTTCTTGGGGTCGATGAAACCCATTTCATGTACTGTTTTGCCAGCCATGTCGGCAGTATCTGCGCTTGCGTCATCGCTATCCATGGATTTCTTTTTTGCTCCGCCGGTTTTACTCGACTTGAAGAAGTTTCTAATGATGTCTATTACAGAATTCAAATTTTCTCTGCAATTCGACGCGAAACATACGATCGCATATATCAACAATATTGCGAGTAGAATAATAATTATCGTGGATATGAAATGCATCGCTTACTAGTTACTTGACGACTGCGTGATAATATATAATATGCGGCGTATATTTCCGTATCAATAGGATTAATTACATTGCGGCTGAATTAATTAATTAAAATTCGCGCGAATTAATTAATTAAAATTGGGAAAAAATATATCAGCCATTTATTTATGTTAACCGCATGAAGAAAGGCAGTCGAAGGTCGATGCTTCTGCAGAGAACGTTAAATGAAATTATTTCGGCATCACCCAACATCCTGAATCATTTTTTTGCAAGAATACATAGCAATGTGTTGTTGGAGAAATAATTCCATGTAGTTCCGACTTGAAAGTCAATCTATATTCTTTTCCTGACCATTCTTGATTCCACAAAAGCACTTCTTCATATATTTTTTGACATTTATTGTCATATTTTGCAGAAAGTGTTCCATTATCAGAATTCATGTATTCCAGATCCTTGTATTTTTTGAATCGTTTCCTAAATTCTGCAATAAATGCATCCTTGGCGGACATCTCGAATAATATTTGAATTTATGGATTCAATTTTTCCCGCGTTGGAGAATTAATTATTTAAAATCGAGGATGAGAAAGTTTCCCCGAAAATAAATTAATTAACCCCGACGTCAGACAGAATCATTTTTTCGCAAGAATACATAACAATGTGTTGTTGGATTAAGAAATCCATTTAATTCCGACTTAAATGATAATCTATAATCTCTTCCAGACCATTCTTGGTTCCACAATATTACTTCTTCATATACTTTCCGACATTCGTCTTCATATTTTGCGGAAAGTTTTCCGTTGTCGGGATCCATGTATTCTCGATTATTATGTTTTTTGAATCGTTTTTTAAATTCTTCTCTAAATGCATCACCGTTGGACATCTCGAATAATACTTGAATTATCGAATTCAATTTTTTTATTAATTTGGCCGCCGCCGTCCATCCCCATTATTGTGTGCATTACCGGCTGCTGTTTTGTCGTTTGTTTGGGTTGACTGCGATGGTTGCGTGTCCACGACTGAGACTGCTTGTTGTGCAATAAGTGGTAATGCCGTCGATTGTATTTTACACGTATCAAGTTTTGTATTAATCATGCCAATTAGCGCAGACATACGCCCGCCATGCATAATATCATCCGGATATGAATTTTTGTGGTTTTCGAGCCCGGGGATTGTTTCCTTTATCGCCGCAAGGATCATTTCGCCCGTGTTCCTAATAAATATGTCGTTTGAGTCTATATAGCCGAATGCCAACATAAATGCAGAATTTATGGTTTCTGAGAAGAATTTATGGGCATGGGTTCGGCTTTGATTATTTACAAAAATGGTTCTATATATGCTGGCAAGGTATCCGCGTTCTGATAACGTGAAACGCTTGGTGTCCAGCACTTTGTCTGTGGATATGTGTGATATGAGTTTTAATTTGGCAAGTGTTTCTTGCATTGTGTTATCATTCCCACTCGAGATAAAATTTCTCAGTGATGATATTGCATCATGTGAAACGTCGGGAGGATTTGACATGAAAATATTTACAATTATGATATTTGCTCAGCAAGTATTAATACTTGCGTTGTGTATATGTATATTACAATCCATATAGTTAATAGGATATGCCTTCAGGTTTAGTCGATTCGACAATTGGACTTACATTCAACCAATCAATGATAATAATATTCGTCGCGGTGGTTGTTATGCTAATTGCAGCCGCAATTGCCGGATATTATATATTACGCGCTTCGCTCCCTTCGGTCGCAGCGCTCGCTCAGCTAGGGTTTGCTTCGCAAACGCCGTCGCTTCGCGTATAAACATATTTAATATGCGCTGAATATCATATGCGCGACTCGTAATTAAAAAATAATATATAATTATTCAATTTATTTTTCGGAAGTAAGTTTGGCCGTGAGCGACAGTGTTTGCGCAGCAAACCCTAGCGAACGGAGCGAAGCGGCGCTAGCGCCGCGAAGCGTGTTAATATTTCAACACCCATAAGGTGCCGTAGCATACTGCCCCAACGAGAATTACCGCCACTGCAACAATTATGTCTATCCAAAATGCGGTTGCTAATATTGGTCCATTAATAATTTCGACAGAATTAGAAACTTCAATTGTAGTGAACATATTATCTACTAAAGTTCGTTCATAACGTGTAGTTATGCTTTCCTCGCGCGAATGGAATACCATAGTAACAAATAGCGGCCATCGGATCAAATGATAGATAATATGAGATGCGGTAACCGATATATAGAGCCATGCCATATTATCGCTATCAACATCACCATCCGCCCGAAAGCCTATCGATGCAATGGCTGAAATTATATATAATAATCCCCAGAATACTCCGCCTGCAATGCATGCTCCAATTGTTTCAGATTCTGCTTTGCGTACAATGCGAATAATCTCATCGCCAATATCTTTTCTCCCCGTCACAAATGCAGTTATAAAGTATGCAATTAATACAGAAGAAACTCCAAGGAATTCTATCCAGAATAATAATAGTTTAGTCCTCAATGAACATCTTCTATTTTGTTTCGTATCGTTGATATCTTCTTCACAACACAAAGGAATTATTGCCATTATTTATGCGCAGTCAGTGTAATATAACTATATGAACCACGGATTCAATATTTCGCTACGGACCATAACCAAAAAAATACGATATTATTATGGTAGCAAGATCAGCCGCGAGCAAGAGCGGTTAAACC